CAAAAACAATCCTCGCATCTTGAAAGATGCTAAATTTAAATCCCTTTGTCGGAGTTTAAAGGAGTTCCCCGAAATGCTTGACATTCGCCCCATCGTGGTCAACAAAGATATGGTGGTGATAGGTGGCAACCAACGATACAAGGCAGCGGTTGAAATTGATTTAAAAGAAATACCCATTATCCAAGTGGATTTAAGCCAGGAACAAGAACGAGAATTTGCCATCAAGGACAACGCAAGTTCAGGTGAATGGGATTGGGAAGCCCTTGCCAACGAATGGGAAGTTGAAGAATTAGCCCATTGGGGAGTAGATATCCCGATTGAGGTAGTTGAAGAAGAAAAAGAACAAAGCATAAAACACACGAAAAATATCACGTTAACTTATTCGATAGAGGAAGCCGATAGAATCGAAGAGGAACTTTATCGCATAGCATCAACATTAGAACAAGCAATACAAATATTACTACAAAAATGAAAATGTGGAGAAAATCAGAAATCCAACAACCAAACCCGTTTGAATACGTTTTGGTAAAGTTAGAAAATGAAGAGGTGGCATATGTTGCCTACTGGGATGAAGACCATTATTTTGAAGCCCACACCAACGAAGTGTTACACAATGTAAGCATTTGGATGTATATACCTGTATTCCCCAATGACTAAAATTGAACGAGCCACAATAGCCGATGACGAGCAACCCTCCAAAAAAAGGGTACTTGTTCTTATCGACCAAATCGGTGCGGTGGATTACCATCGCATCGCTATGCCTTTGCGTTACATCTATGAGAAAAACATTTTTCACATTGACTTTGCCATCCAAGAAAAAGAGGTAAACGAAGCGAAGGTTGAAGATTACGACATTGTGATTTTTTCACGATACTTGTTAAATATGTCAATAGTTGACCGCTGCATCGCTGCAAAGGTTAAATTAATCGTTGACATTGATGACTACTGGAATGTACCCAAGTACAACCCAGCGTACAAGCAATACAAAGAACACGGCAAAGAGGCGGTATTAAAGTCCTTGAAGGCTGCATCTATGGTTTGGACAACCACGCCACAACTTGCAGAAAAAGTAAAGGAAATAAACCCCAATGTACATATTCTCCCAAACTACATTGACCACCAAGAAAACCAATGGTTACAAAAGAATGACCATCCATTAACTATCGGTTACGTTGGAGGGTTTTCGCACCTGGAAGATGTAAAGTTACTGCGTGGGCAGATTGGTGAAATATGTGAGAAGTATAACGCAAGGTTTTTATTTTGCGGTTACAATTCAACCGATCCAAATTCCGCAGAGATGGAATATCAAATCACGGGTACCCGTCAGCGACCCGATTGGTTCTGGGTGGGTGAGGTTACAAGTGTATTGAATTATGGTAAGTATTATTCTCACATCGACATTGTACTTGCCCCATTGACTGAAACCCACTTTAACAAACACAAATCAGAATTAAAGATTGTTGAGGCGGCTGCCTATAAATTACCGATACTTGTAAGTGAAGTTGAACCATACACCAACCACCGAGATAATGAAGGTGTGACATTTGTCAAGAATAATGACTGGTCAGTAATCGGTGAGGTAATTAAAAACCGAAAGGAACTTGGTGAAAAGAATTACAAGTATTGTCTTGAACACCACAACATTGAAAAGATTAACCAAAAAAGAATAAGTTTAATTTATGGCTTATAATAGAGATGAATTAGAACAAAAATCACTTGAAGTAATTGAGAAGCATAAATTGTTTTTCATTCAGGATATTATTGCATATCTACCTTGTACAAGTAGTACCTTTTATCATTTGGAATTGGAAAAATCGGAAAAGATAAAAGATGCACTTACCGAGGTAAAAACAAACCTTAAAGTTAATATGCGTTCAAAGTGGTATAGGTCAGAAAACCCAACCTTGCAACTGGCGTTGATGAAGTTAGTTTCTACCGATGAGGAGTTAAGAAAGTTATCAATGCAACATCAGGTTAATGAGGATTTTGAAAAGCCTATCTTCAATGGGATTGATTTGGATGTGAAATAATGCTACAAAAGACCACCGCACAAAATAAGATTGCCCAACTCAAAAAAAGGGTTCGCATTGTGCGTGGAGGCACATCCAGTTCCAAGACATTCAGCATTATTCCGATGCTCATTACCTATGCGGTGCAGAAAGATAATACCGAAATAAGTATTGTGTCGGAATCCATCCCACATTTGAGGCGTGGTGCTATCCGTGATTTTCTTAAAATTATGCAGATGGTGGGAATGTACGATCCCAACAAGTGGAATAAGTCATCTTTGACCTATACTTTTTCCAACAATAGTTTTATTGAGTTTTTCTCCGCTGACCAACCTGATAAATTAAGGGGTGCAAGGCGTGATGTGTTGTTTATCAACGAGTGTAATAACGTAGATTGGGAGAGTTACTACCAACTTGCTATTCGTACTCGAAAGTTTATTTACCTTGATTACAACCCAGTAACTGAATTTTGGGTTGATACGGAACTTGTACACGATGCCGATTCCGAGATGATAGTCCTTACCTACAAAGATAATGAGGCGTTGGATTCATCAATCGTTGCCGAGATAGAAAAAGCAAAGGAAAAAGCCGAAACAAGCGAGTATTGGCGTAATTGGTGGGCAGTATATGGACTTGGGCAAATTGGAAATCTTGAAGGGGTTATATTCTCAAACTATCAATTAATTGATACCATCCCAAGTGATGCAAGATTATTGGGTTGTGGTGTTGACTTTGGTTATTCGGTTGATCCGACTGCCATCGTTGAGGTGTACCAGTACAACGACCAAAGAATAATAAAAGAAATTTGTTATAGAACTGGGATGCTCAATTTCGAAATTGCCAAAGTTTTACCAAAGGCAGTACCTGTATATGCGGATTCTGCCGAACCTAAATCAATTGAAGAAATACGCAGATTTGGAATCAGTATCAAAGGGGTAACCAAGGGCAAAGATTCAATCAATTATGGTATTCAGGTGATGCAAGGGCAAAACTATATGATAACCAAAGATTCAACCAACCTCATAAAGGAATTGCGTGGGTATTGCTGGGATAAGGGCAAGGATGGGAAAACCTTACCGATTCCCGTAGGTGATGACCACATCATCGATGCGTGGCGTTATTTTGAGATGGAATCACTTGGGCTAAAAAAGAATTTTGGCGTGTATGATGTTAGATGATTATTTTTTATATTTGAAAAATGAATATAATAAATTTTAGCGGTGGCAGAACATCGGCATATATGACCAAAAGGCTAATCGATGAAGGTGGTGAATACTTGGTTACGTTTCAGAATACGGGAAAGGAAATGCCGCAAACATTGGATTTTATCAATGAATGCGATAAGCGTTGGAACTTAAATATTGTTTGGCTTGAATATCGATATGGTAACAATTTTGAGGTTGTAAATTATGAAACCGCTTCAAGGGATGGCAGACCATTTGATGAAGTAATCGCACATAAGAAGCATTTTTTACCCAACCAACGATTGAGATACTGCACGACATTTATGAAGATTGATACGTTACGTAGATATTTAAAAAGTATTCACGTAACTGATTACACATCTTTTAACGGAATTAGATACGATGAGCCAAGGCGTTGGGCAAAGATAGAGGCAACGGATTTGGATATTGAATTACCATTGGTTAAATGGAAGGTAACCAAAAAAGATGTGTTGGATTGGTGGAAAGTTCAAGATTTTGATTTAATGGTCAATGAGCCATATGGCAATTGTGATTGTTGCTTCTTAAAAGGTAAGGGTAAATTATCAATTATCGCAAAGGAAAAACCCGAATTATTTGACTGGTGGATTAACCACGAAACAAATAGCACATTTAAAAAAGATATAACTTATCAGCAAATAAAAGACAAGGCAGAATCACAATTTGGTCTTTGGGATAACGATCCATCCTTTGAGTGTTTTTGCAATGTAGATTAAAACATACACAAAATCAATCGTTAATTATATGATGGAAATAACCATACCAACCAAATTGAGTGAAATCCCCTTGTATCAGATGCAAGAATACGAATCCCTTAAAATGGATGCGGAGGAAAGGGCATTGAATGCGGTTGCAATCTTTTGTAATATCTCTTTATCAGAGGTAAGTAAGTTACCATTGAAGATTTTAAATCACGCCTTGGATTTAATTACCAAGTGTTTGGATGAGAAACCAAGGTTTCAACACAGGTTCACCTATGAGGGTGTGGAATACGGATTTATCCCTAACCTTGATGAAATCAGTACGGGTGAATTTGTTGACCTTGATTCGTATCAGAAAGAAGGAATGGCACTTTGGAAAATGATGTCGGTGCTATATCGCCCCATCGTTACACAAGGGCAAAACAACCGATACTTAATTGAGCCTTATCAGGGCAAGTTAAACGAGAGTTTTAAACAAATGCCAAGTGACATTGCGTTCGGATCGCTGGTTTTTTTTTGGAGTTTAGGAAACGATTTAATGAGTTATATCCTGAAATTTTCGGAGACGCAGAGGGAAAAACTGATGAACACCAGTTCAACAAAAAATGGGGGTGGATGGGATTCATACATCTCCTCACTGACGGAGATGTCACAAAATTTGACGCAGTTAGCAAACTCCCCATGCACACCAATGCGATGTGGGCGGCTTACAAGAGCGACTTGGCAACATTGGAAAGACAAATTATTAATAAATCAAAACGATGAATAATAACATAGGCACGGCATTCGCCATTGTTCAAGAGATAGCAGAGGAATTGGGGTGGAACTATTCCCACGGAAACCTTACCGAGATGGGTTTCAAAGCGGTTACGGTTTACCCGTTAACCCACTTGACCATTCAAACGGTTCAATTAAACGACTATGTAAGCACCATTCAGATGAATGTGATTATTGCGGACATTGTGAACTTTTTGAAAGGTGAGAATGAACAGGAATCTTTGATCACTTTGTATTCCGAGCAAGGATACACCGAGAATCAAAACTATGCCCACATTTTACAAGACCTTTATGTGAAGTTCAGTTTGAAATTAAGGGAAAAAGAAATGCAATATAATCAATCTATTATGATTCAGAAACCTATTGCATTTGTGCCATTTATTGAGGCTGACAAAGATGTGTTGGCTGGGTACAACATCACGATAAATATGGATGTTCAATCACCTTGGGTAACCGATTGTTACAATGAAGTATAAATTAACCGAGGCGGTTGTTGAAAGGGCATCAGACTTTTTTGCATCCCAAGCCAAACTTGAACTCCAAGCCAAACGCCCAAGGATGGCTATTCGTGCAACTTGGAAAAAGGTTGGTAATGGATGGCAGCCCGTAAGCGTGAGAAAGACAACCATCCGTTCAAACTATGTTGCATCAGGTAACTTGGTGCGTTCATTACAAGGTTATTCCAAAGGGTTGGAATTTGGTGTGCAGATGGATTGGTACGGACAAGCGATTATCAACGGAAGGCAGCCCGAAGGGAAGTACAAAGGCGGCAAGGGTATTCCAACGGATAAAATTAAAAATTGGGCAAAGATGAAAAACATTAAGCCCCGAAATATAAAGACTGGGCAGTTTATCAAGAACTCGGAAGAAAACCGAAGGGCAATGTTATTTATGATGAACCGTAAAATTAAGCACTTTGGTATTGAGCCATTTGATTTTATTAAGATGCCCCGAAGGGCAACACTTGCAAAGTATAGAGATGAGATTGCAGCAGCAGTAAAAAAAGACATACAAAACAATTTAAGAAATGAACTTTAACGAACAACCAAGCGGACGTGTTGGGGCGTTGTCCTCAATGATATATCAGGCATATGATAGCCTTTATGCAAGTGCTGGATTCTACTATGAATTTAAAGTATTTGCGTGGAGTGGTACAACCACAATCCCAACAACACCAAATGCAACTATTCAGAAATTTCCCGATCAATTCGGTAGCGGAAGGGCTTGGATTGATGTACATAAGATTGTACAACAACAACTGACAAGTGATTTCTTTACCGATGGCACGTACAAGCCAAACATCGGTGGGGGTGCTTGTTATGTTGCAGTAAAAGTTCAGGGGAAATATACCGCTGGAAGCACCTCGGTTGTGACATCCAACACGGTGTTGGCTACAATGGGCTATGTGTACACCTCGGAAGGTTTTAACGCCTCGTTAACAGGTCCCGTGTTCACCGATAAGGAAACCTTTTACATTACACAAGGTGCAGAATCGTATTATATTTGGTACGATGCCGATATCATTACTGGCATCACCATTGGTGCAACTACAATCACACCCAACACGGTTAGCACATCTTCAACTAAAATTCAGGGTGTTGACTTGATTCAGTTGTTATCGGCTGCGGCAGTTAGCGGAAACACCAACGTGACTTTTACAACGGCTTCAACATCTTATGTATTCCCGATTGTGAGAAATTGTTTAAATCGATACGGGAATGTAACTGCACATTTTTTAAATAAGTGGGGTGTGTACGATTCGTATTGCTTTAATGCGGTGAGCAAAAAGACGCAAAATGTATCATCTGAAATTTACGAGAAGCCTATTTACCGACAAACTGATTTATCACAGGCGTGGGATTACGGTGTGCAAGTGATGACACCTTTTAACGTGAACGCAAAAACCCAGTTAACAATCAACACGAATTGGATTCCTGAAAACGATAACCAAGTAATTCAACAAATGTTTTTAAGTAGTTCAATAATTGTAGATGATTTTTCAGCAAGGGTGACGGATTCGGCATTTGCAGAAAAGAAACGTGTAAACGACAAGTTAATCGACTACACTATTCAACTTGAATTTAACCAGCCTTTAATAAATAAGATAGTACGATGAGATTTTCACTTGTTATTGAAAATGTGGCGGTGGATTTGTTCAATGATGAATCCATACAACTTGTACGACAAATTAAGGACTATCAGGATTTATCAAATAGCAAAACCGACTTTACACAACAATTTGTAATACCATCCACAAGTATCAATGATCCGATATTCCAAAACTACTTTGATGAGAATGCGGTGTTTAGTGGTTGGAACGCATTTATAAAATTAGATGCTCAAATATTCATTCATTCGCTTCCTGTGTTTACGGGGTGCGTTGAGTTAACGGGTGTTGAGTTCAAAAACGGATTGCCACGCCAATATAACCTTGTTTTCTACGGGCAAGGGAAAAATGCAATGTCTCAATGGGGCGAAAAAACCCTACAAGAAATAGATTGGAGTGATTACAACCACGTTGTCAGTTATGCCAATGTGATTTCATCTTGGGGCGGTGGCTTGGTTGGTGGTTCAATTTTATATCCAATAGTTGATTGGTACAAGGGAATGCAGTATTGCAGAACCCCAACGGTTCAAAACAATATGTATGGGGGTGGTACTGCCCTAAATGGTGGATTTTTGGTTAACGATTTACGCCCAGCAGTCCTTTTAAAGGATATGATAAGCACTTGTTTTGATTCTATTGGTTATACGTTATCAGGTTCGTTATTGGATAGAGATGAGTTTGATGATTTGTATGTTGCCCCAATGGGGACATCAGGACCGATTCAGAATAGTTCAAACCAAAATGCAAAATTCAAGGTTACATCAGGAAGCCAAACAATTACAACTCCTGCCTTTGGATATCAATTTTTAACATTTACAACGGTTGTAAGTAATCCAAGTGGGGCTTGGAATAGTATAAATAATTGGTATTTGACATATTTACAAGGTGATTACACCTTTAGATTTTCTTGCGATGTAACTGCTAATGGTGGATCGGTTGCATTTGTTTTTGCGGGGGCAAATAATCCTTTTAGTTATAATAACTCAATTACGGGTACTGGTCCTTATTCAGTAGAATACACCGTTAGTTTCAATACAAATGTAAAAGCACAAATTGCAATAGTTGCTGCAAGTGGGTGTACAATTAATAATTTAGTTTTTGAATTAATTAAAGTTCCATTTGGAATTGAAGGTACAACCCTCAACATTGTTGACACGATGCCACAAATGAAGGTTAGTGACTTTATGAACGGAATTTTGAAAACCTTTAATGGGGTTTTAATTCCAGTTAACCAAACCGAATTTGAGTTACACAACATTGATGATTATTACGCCCTCGGTAGTACAAAAGATTGGACAAAATACATTGATGTGGAAAACATACGACACGAAAAAATGTCGATACCACGCCAAATAGAAATGAAACACAAGGAAGGTGAAGACCAAGGCTCTTTGAATTTTGTATCTAATTTCAATCGTTTGTTTGGTGAGATAAAGGCTTCGCCTGATGTTGACTTTGCCAACAATGAGTTAATGATTGA